ACTTGAACAATCAGGACAAGTATATCTTGTTATACTATAATAACTATAACTTCCACCGCCTCCACCTGTTGGTGTTGGTGTTGGTGTTCCTGTCGGTGTAGGAGTTGGTGTTAATCCTGAAGTAGCTGTAGGTGTAGGTGTAATTGTAGCTGTAGGTGTAGGAGTAGGTGTTGCTGCAACTATAGTTATATCAACACTTGAACATACCTTACTTATACAATTTTGACCTATAAATCTAAATTCAAGATAATAGGTACCTGTTGTAAATACACTTAATCCAAACATTGATGGTAATATTGTTATAACATTCCCTGTAATTGTATTTCCTGTATAGGTTAATGGGGTTGAGGTTGTTGCACTTAAAACATCTACCAACTTCCATGTGTTCATATATGTTTGATTTGGAACCTGACAATGTACCGATAGATATTGTAATGTATAATTTGGACTAGAAAAAGTGGTTATAAATGGTTGTGCACCATTCATTAAGAACGTCCCATTATGGGTAAAAGTAATACCTGTTGTAGATGAACTACTAACAGTTAGACCTGTTATGGTACCAGAAACACAATTATCGTTAATATCGTGTATAATTTCAACGTCATATTCCGCCAAGTTCTGATTTGGATATACGAAATTCTTACTATTTATCTGTCCTACATATTTTCTACTCATATAATTAAATATAAATTATTGTTTATTGTGTGTTGAAATTACCTCTTGTTCCATAAGAACCTTATTAGTCATATCCATTATTCTGCGTCTCTAATATGTCTTATATAAGTTATGGTATCGTCAGGATTAACTGTAAAATCGTAAGCTCCATCTAAACTTTCTTGATTTACAAAATCCACATAATAGATAAATGTTACTTCATCTATTTCTGATATGTAATAAAAATCATTTATTACTGATTGGTCTGATAAAAATTGTTCTATTTTTTCTCTATTTGTCATTGTTAAAGTGTTATATTCCATTTATTTGATAGATAATTCCAAACTTGTGTCTTTTCACCAGCTGTTAATACTCTATTATAGATAATAACTTCACAATAATGTGTATTTACAGGTGTAGTATCACCAGTTCCTGTTGGAGAACCGAACATACCTAAATTATGGAATTGTCTATATGTTCTATTTTGTAAATCATTTTTTGACCCTGTTCCTGTTTGTGTACTACCATTATATATTGTGGCTGTTGTGGAATTATTTTCTCTTGTTAAAATAACATTTGCGGACCCTGTTGTATTATAATATAAATAAGCTGGTGAATTAAAATCATAACTAATAATATTAGTATTTGTTACACCTGTATTTAAATTATAAATTACTCCTCTATCTGTTGAACCATTGTATCTTGATATTAAATAACCTGCTGTAGATATTGTAGCTCTATTTAATACAACAAACATTGTTCCATCAGGATATGATGTTGTATTTGTTTTTGGACCAAATACAATTGCAGCATCATCAGCAGTGTTCCAACTTAATGCTCTATATGTTGTTGGTCTTGTTACAACCTTTGCTGATGTTCTACCTGTATTAGATAAAGATGTAACTAATTCATAATAATTATTTGAACTATTAACTCTATTTAAAGTGTGAGTTGTTGAACCACTAACTTTTGAATAAACATCAATTATACTACTACCACTTGTTGTGTAAAAACTACTATCACTAAAATCAGTCCAAAATGTTAATCCTGTTAAACTATTTGGATTAACAAATGGAGCAGGAGTTGGTGTTGGTGTTACCGTATTAGTAGGTGTAACAGTATTAGTAGGTGTATTAGTCGGTGTTGGAGTTGGAGTTGGAAGAACAACAACTGCAGGGTTAATTACTGGTCTACGAACACTAATATCTGAATTTAACCAACTAAAAGATAAAGTCGAGTTATTAAAAGTTGTTCCTGTATTAGTTGAATATTTTAATGTATAATTTCCTCTTGCAGGTAATTGGGATGTACGATAAGTAGCATCATACATTTGTATTTCTCCCGTACTATTAACAGCTAAATTACCAACACTTGCAGATGCGTTGGTATATCCTGTGGTCCAAGTTGTACCATAATCACTTGAAATAATATATCCACCAGCTTGTTGATTATTACTAATAGTATTTTTTATATATGGTAAATAAATATTAGTTCCAATTTGATTAACTAATATTTGATTATTATAAATATAAGGGTCTGTTAATGTTGGTAATGATTTTGTTGACCAAGTATTACCATAATCGTTTGAAACAATAATAGTATCATATGTTGATGTTGCTACAGTATTTACCATTAATGTTATTAATTTACCATCTTCAGAAATTGAATAATCCCATAATCCATAAAGTGATGTATTTAACGTATATTTTAAAACCCAGTTTATTCCATTATCAGAAGATAAATAAAAATTCAGACCATTAGTTGAAAAAATATAATTACCTCCAACTGTAATTCTTGCATTACCTGAACCACCACCTGGTAATGATATTGAACTATAAGATGAACCATAATTTGTTGAAATATAATTTATGGTACCATTATTTGTTAATATTTTTTGTCCATCGTAACTAATTGATGGGAAACCTGAATTAGTAACTGTACTAAATGTAGCACCATAATTATTTGAAAAATAAAGTTGAACTACTGAAGTAACACGATGTACAGCTCTACATAATATATATTGACCATAAGCACTAATACAATAATTTTCAGGAAGATAAAAACCAAAATTATAAAGAGTGTTCCATGTATTTCCATAATCATAAGAAACTAATAATTTATTATTAACGGCATCTCTACTATCCGATAATAATGCCATTTGACCACTTGAATAAAATGGTAGATTAGTTGGAGTTGGGGTCATAGTTGGAGTATTAGTATTAGTAGGTGTTACAGTTGGTGTAGGTGTATTAGTTGGTGTATTAGTTGGTGTAGGGGTAATAGTTGGAGTTTGTGTATTAGTAGGTGTAGGTGTATTTGTTGGTGTAGCTGTATTAGTCGGTGTAACCGTAGGTGTTGGTGTATTTGTTGGTGTAACAGTATTAGTAGGTGTAATAGTAGGAGTAGGAGTTGGTGTTACAGGAATATTAGTAAAAGCATCAATTCTATATTCAAAATTATAATCTTCTTGAATTGTTGTTGCAGTAAATGTAATTTGATAGATTCCACTAATTGAAGAACCAGTTGTTCCTGTTATAAATGTATCTCTTATTCCATTATCTCCACCTTGGTCATCTATTGTATAATCCCTTCTTATTATATCTATTGAATTATTATTTGATGTTGTATTAATTTGTATATTAATTACATCTCCTGAATAAATAAATGTTGAATATAAATTATCAATTTCACTATAACGAATTTTTCTTAATTCTGAATTAACATAAACATCAACATATGATGCTGATAAATATTCATTATATGTTAATAATAAACTACCTCTCATTCTTGTATCTTCAACATAAGGTGTATTAGTAGGAGTAGGTGTAGGAGTTGGGGTAGGTACAGTAGGTATTGTTGAACCTGTTGTTATTACTCCCAAACTTGATGCTGCACTTGTAAAACCAGAACAAGTTGTGAACACATTTAACCTACCTTGTGTCTGACCACTATTAATTAAGAACACATCATTCTGTTGATTGAATATTGTTGTAACTGGTTCATCTTCAATTTGAGCCAAGAAGTAATATCGTTGCGGGTCATAATTCCAATCAATTGCACTACTTGTTTCATATGTGTCTTGAGTTACTTCATATATATAGAATGGGATATATGGTGCTAAAGCGTAACTACCAAATTGAATTGAACTGGTATATCCACTTACATTACCACCTAACGCTCCCACAAAATAATCATATAAAATACTCCAATAATATAAACTATCATATATAGTTTCAGCTCCAAAATCTGTCTTAAATTTATAAACATAAGATGGTCTATCACAATAATAATACTCAAAAGTTCTTTCAGGGAATGTCTTATATGATGAATTGTATTGTAATAATTGTACTTGAGTTAATTCCCTATTAGTTAAATTGAAATTATTAATACTATTCCATGTAAAATATTGATTATTAATCTTAATTAAATCATTAACTCTCAAATTCTTAACATCACTTAATTTTAAATCAAAATAACCATCTATAAATCTTGTCTCTTTATTAAAGATATTACCAATTCTATTCTCATAAAACAAGTTATACATCCCATTATTAGTGTATGTATTATATGAAACAATTGCTTCATTAGGATTTACTGATGCTTCTTCAGATTGGAATAAATTACAAATACTATCATTGGTTTTTTTATTACTATCAGGGTTTCCCATCGGCATCGTATGACTAATTACAGGTGAAATAAGAGACCCTGACGGTGCTGACCCATCTGTCTTCGTCATCTTAAAATAGTTCGTTGTTACCCCTGTTAAACCGACTGTGGTACCTGTTGCAAGGAATGGGTTAAAGTTACCCAAGTTATAAAATAATTTTGGTCTTGTTTTAACACCTTTATATATCCAATCAACAGCTGTTCCAACTTCTTGAGATGACTCCGCGTAGTTAATACCCAATGGAATTTTAACTGCACCTGCTGGATAGTCAGGATTATTATTTGGGTTCCATTGTCTAATCATTTCAGGTGAGAAAGTAGTTTCAATTGTTTTTGTTGATGATTTAAAATCAGTTGAATTAACTTGTTTTAAATAACCATATACATATGATTTACTTTCTTTCCAATCCTTATTACCTTGGTCACCATCCTCTAAATCCGTCATAACTATCTCACTCTCAACAAAATTCTGTGCTGGCTGAACCTTAAATCCTTTATCATAAGATAATTTATCGGTCCAATCATATATATTTCCTGTACCAATATAATAATCATATGACTCCACATTAATTTGTAATGGGTCATTCTCATCAGGTATAAATATTAGACCAAATTTCTTCGCAATTGAACTTAATATATCTATCTGTTTAATATTCTTATCTATAACTTGACCAAAATCTACATAATCTCCTTCACCAATTGACACAACTTGATTTACTTGACCTGGTAAAAAAGACATTGACCTATTTGATATTGGTACTGTAGCCGTTGATGAATTATAAAATTGTGTTGTTCCCCATGTTCTTGTGTAACCAGTTGTATTTGGTGCTATACTAAAATTATAATTATCAATCTCATAAAATGGTATTGTAATTAATCTTAATGTACCTGTAATTGTATCACTACAAAATGCTGGTACACCTGAACCTGCTCTAACAACATATACATTCCAAGTTCTTGTTGAACCTGATGATGTTAATGTCCATCTTAATTCCACACCATCTGATGTAAATGTTTGTGGTGGTTGTGTTATATAAGATAATTTAGTATTATCATCACTGAAATACCCATACATATATAATAATTTGAACCAAGGTATTTTCTTAAATGAACCACCAATCTTATATCCATTCTGATTGAATATCATTTCCATTAAAGAATAAACATTCATTGATGGTTTTAATTGGTTGTCTCTAATTCCATCAACAGGTGAATTGATTCTATATCTGTCTGCACCAGCAGCATATGCTGCGGTTGTATCTACCCAACTACCTGTTAAAGTTGTTGTGTATAATGTTGTTCCCGTTGTTCCTGTAAATAAAACGTTATTGAAACTTCCTGATGTAAAATAGTTATATCCATTATGTACAACAGGATACATAAAATTACTTGGAACTTCTTTAATACTTTTTAATGTCTCATATCTCCACTTACTTAATACATTATCTTGTGTAAAATAATGGTTCATGTAAAAATCTACATCTCTAAAATCTAAATCTTTTAATAATTTTGTTCCAACATTACCATATAAATCACCAATGTTTGAATATAACGTTACATCATATTCTACCTTACTGTTCAATACTGACACAGAATTTAATTTCATATATCCTGTGAAATAAGATTCATCATCAATTAATACATTACATTGAACTTTCTTTAATACATCAAAATATAATCCTATACTATCTACATTAAAAAAATCTTCAAAAAACCTATTGTTCTTTTTTGAACCAGGTAATTTAAGACCTACAGAATAATCTGAATTTCTTTTACTTATATCTTCTATCTCCGCAAATGATTTATTAATTGTAATTGGAATATCATCATATAAATCTAAAAAGTCATATAATGGAACTGAAAATTCTACTAAATCACTATTAGGTTCAAAATATATACTGAATGTTCCACCTGTTACACCTGGCGTTCCTGATTGTCTAAAATATAATTCATCGTTTGTTAATATATTAGTATAATCTACATTGAACTGTGACCAACTATTAAAAACATTTCTTGTGTATAATTCATCAGGATGTTTTACAATAACTGAAAAAAAGTTTGTACCTATTGTTGTATTAAGTAATGTACAGTTCCAATACATCGTACCAGGACAGTTTGCTCTAATTCCAATATAACCTGTACCTGTTCCAAATGAACCTACGTATGGGTCTGAAACTGTCCCTGTACCCGTATAACTACTTGGTGTTCCTGCAGTAGTAAAAACTGTTGTAGTTGTATTACCTGTTACAGTAATATCTGACGGTTTATTTGTCCTTACTCTTAATACTGTCTGCTGCTGTGACAATTTATTTTTTATTTAAAATTTAATTCCATATATTTGTGGTTATGGAAAAGTTTATTTTTGATAATAGATATATTATCTATTCTGATGGAACTATTTGGTCTACTATACGTAACAAATTTTTGAAACCAAGTATCCAAAAAAATACTGGTTATACAAGAATTGGTGTTGATAAAAAAACATATAGGATTCATCGTCTTGTTGCTGAGGCGTTTATACCAAATCCTGATAATCTTCCTGAAGTTAATCATATTAATAAAATTAAAACTGATAATAGAGTTGAAAATCTTGAATGGTGTACTCATAGACAAAACATTGAACATTCTTATGGTACTGAATATCCTGGAACCTATCTTCATAATAGAGGTAAAAAATTTATTGCACAACTCAATCATAATAAAAAAATAATTTATTTGGGTTCTTATGAAACTCAAAAAGAAGCTTATGATGTTGTTATTAATTATCGTACTATTCATAATTTAATTTAGAAGCCCTTGTTGATGAAGAAGTTGTTTGCAACTTTCATTGTTATTTTATACTTATTTAATTTTTGATGTTTTTTAGTGATTGTCTCCACTTCAGTTGATAGAATTTGTACTGGTTGTAAATCCTTATACACTTTATCTTGTCTATCAATTGGTGATATATAATCAGGGTTCATAATATACACTTGAGGTGAGTAGAATAATTGTTCTAACCAATTACCTGTCGGTACATTAATAAAATCTGACTCTAATACAATCTCCTGTTCAACATCTGTGGCAAATGTCTTAATGGTTCTACCCATATCTCTATCGGGAGAAGTAAGATTGGTAGCATAATATCTACTATCATATGTTTGTCTTGTTATTTTTTTGGTGTCTTGTCTATACGCAGTGAATGTGTAATAGTCATATGCACCTCTATTATTTAAAAAAGCTATCCTTACATTTTGAGGTGAACAGTTTGTATTGATATAAAAGTAAAATACTTCACTAATAGGTCCTTGTGGTCCTAATGAACGTGAATCACTATTTGTTGGAAACCCATAACATAATTGAACTGTATAATAAGCAACCGTTGAAAAATCTATTGTTGCGAAGATATTATTAATATCAATTGGTCCACATGGTAAGGCGTTTATTGTCAAATTATCTGTTGTTCCTGTTGGTGAAGCAAATGTTGTTCCACTATAATTTAATGGTTGTGAGAAATATTGGATTCTATTATTATTTTCATCATAAAATTGAAAGAAAGCAAAATCAGTTTCCGTATATTGTCTGTCCCCTGTTAATCCGTTTAAGTAATATAATACGAAATTATCGTCAGTTTGTATATATTGGATTCGTGGAGCATCAGTTAAAAATCTTCCTGTTTCACTTTGCTGTGGTACTGATGGTCCATCCATTAAGAACTGACTAATTGGGGCCAAGTTTAAAGCTGAATCTATTGTTGAAAAAATACCATTATTAAGTTCAGCAACCTGACCTACTGTTTGGTCAAAATTCGGCATGATATAATTTTCTTCCAATTGAAATGTTCCACCTATTAAATCAAAATACTTTCCTGTGTTTGTATAGCCACTAAAACTTGAATATACTGTTGGACAATCAGGAATTGGTGAGTAATGATTAAAGTCATTTGTTGGTGTACTACCAGTCCATTCTGTTTCCAATGTTGTTCCACTCAAATATCTATAACCATATTTAAAGTTAGCTTTAATATTATTTGGATATGGATTGTTTATATTGATTTGTGTATTAGTTGATTGCCAATCGTTTAACCAATAAAATCTATAATGTTCTGTATTAATATAATTTGATAAGTAGTCATAAGGTCTAACATTAAAATTGTAATTATATGTTGCTCCTGACTGACTTACATTATATGGTACCACCGCCATTGACCCAACCTTACTATCGTCAGAATAAAGGTCAACAACCATCTCTAATGATGGAATATATGTAGTACCAGTTAGATTTATATTATATGTGTTTCCTCGTTGATATATCATATCAGCGGATCTTCTTATTTGAGAATAACTGTTTATCGTTGAACCACTACTAATTGTTGAATATCCTAAACTCATATTGTTTCTATTTTTGTGCTGATAAAAATATTATCTACCATATTTACAAATTGGTCAAACGTATATTGTTCTAACGCATCCATAAATACGGTACTTGATTCTAATCTATCGTATAATTTATCTTCTATATTTGCTGGTAAAATACCAAACTCTTTTATGTTTCGTTGTATAGCAAACGCCATACCTTTTTGTAAATCAATATTAAACCTTACATTCTTTTCCTTTATCCAATCAAGTAATACTTTCATTGGTAATGGATGTTTCCCTTTCTTCATACGTGATTTGTTGATAATATACGCTGTTGAAACTTGTGATTGTAGTGCTTTATATTTTACATTACTAATATCTGTTGCGAATATTCCCCTTGCACTCATCCATTGTAGTATTGCATCAATTGGAACACCCTTCTTTCCTGCTGCTCTACCTGATTGTACCCATTGGAAATAGTCATTAGCAAACAATTCAAATACAATCATACCCTTTCTTGATGTGGGTACGACCATAATTGACGCACGTAATGAACCTGTGGCTACTTTATTACCCACACCAAATCTTCTTTTGGCTGAATATGGGTAAATTTTTTCGTCCATAAGTCCTTTAAGAACATCATCAATTACATTTGCTACTGTTTCTATATCCATTATCTAACTTGTTTTACAGTTGTTATGATTGATGGTATTGCTGGTATATTTCCTGAAGCCGCATAATATTTTAAATCACCATCACCAGTTGTATTTTGCCACACAATTTCATAATAGTCACTTGCTGCAGCTTGAACAATATATTCAACAGTCATTACGTGTTCTTCATTATTTTTAACAACCATTTTAGTTGCAGTGTCAGCTACATTTGTACCGTTTTTCTTTAACCACATATAGATTGTGTCTTGTCCACCATCACCAAGAAGTTGTGCGGAGAATGTAATTGAATAAACACCTGCGTTTGCTATTGTTAATTGTGAACTTGAAACTAATGTAACACCATAAGTTGTACCTGTATTATTATAAGTTACACTACCTGAAACACCTGCTGCTAATGTTTGTGTTTGAGTTGAGTAAAAATCACCAACACTAAATAAGTTTGACGTTACTGCTGAATAAGGTGATTTAGTTAATAAACCTGTACTATCAGTTGTTACGATGAATGAACCTGATGCATCAGATAAACTACTTACTGATAATGAACCTGTAACTTGAACTGAACCATTTGAATTTAATGAACCTGATATTAAAACTGAACCTGTTATTCTTGTATTGTTATTACTATCAATCTGTATTGCGTTTCTTCTACTACCTGCTGCGGTACCTGTTCCCACAACAAATACTGTGTCTTGTGAACTATCTTGTAAAGAACCTGTTGCGTTCCATCTACCAACAAACGTAGAACCACCTGTTGTAACACTTGTATGTGAACCTGTTACAACCAATCCATTACCATATATTAATGTTGAACCAAGGTTTGCAACGGATGAACCTGTTTGTTCCATTGAAACAATGTTATTATTACCACCAATAATACTATTACCAGCATTTCTTGCAACGTTTGTTGTTGGGTTACCTCCAAAATTTATTGTATTATCTTGACCTACAAGTAAATTTCTAACAAATGTAACGTTGTTGGCTGAACCTGTATGAAAATAGGTATTATTAATTATTGTACCGTTGGCAAGATATGAATTAACAAGTGATGTAATTGATGAACTAATATGATTTAATGTAGTACTACCAACTACCAAATTATTAGTAAATTGTGCTCTTGATGTAAATGGTGTAACACTACCACTGTGTGTTACAGTACTATTAATATTATTATTACTAAACGAAATTGAACCACTTGGTAAATTTAAAGTAGCTGAACCACCATTAATAACATTACCATTAAATAATGGTTGTCCACCTACTACTGATGATGTAGTAAAGGTCATACCGATTGACCCCCCATTAATGTAGTTATTAGTTGTTAATGGTGTTAGTAATGAACCTGTATTGAGTGTTATTTGTCCTCCTGGCATTACATTATTACTACCATTAACAATAACTCTATTTGTTACACCAGCATTTACTTGAGACAGAACCATATTATTGGACCCTGATATAAAGAATGATGATGTTGTTGTTAAATTTGTTGGACTATCAAATAATATATTACCACCATTTATTAAACTTGATGTTATATTATCAATAGTTGTATTACTTGGTCTTTTAAGATTTAATGTACCTATTACACTTTCTGAACCTGATATATTTAATGAACCTGTTATAGATTGTGTTGTTGCTATTGAACCTGTTGTTATAAGTCCTGTTTTATCAGTTAATCCACTCGTTCCTGATGAACCATCTGTTCCATTAGAACCTGATGTACCCGATGTACCATCTGTACCTGAAGAACCACTCGTTCCGTCCGTACCACTTGAACCTGAACTTCCATCTGTACCATTTGAACCACTTGTCCCTGAACTTCCATCTGTTCCATTACTACCACTTGTTCCATCTGTACCTGAACTTCCTGAAGAACCGTCTGTTCCTGAAGAACCACTTGTTCCGTCACTTCCATTAGAACCTGACGTACCATCTGTTCCGTTACTTCCTGATGTTCCACTTGTTCCGTCACTACCATTAGAACCTGATGTTCCTGACGTACCATCACTACCACTACTACCTGTTGAACCTGAACTACCTGATGAACCGTTAGTTCCATTAGAACCTGATGAGCCTGATGAACCGTTTGTTCCGTTAGAACCTGATGTACCACTACTACCATTAACACCACTCGTTCCTGATGAACCGTTTGTACCATTACTTCCTGATGTTCCACTTGAACCGTTAGTACCGTTACTTCCTGATGTTCCATTAGAACCTGATGAACCTGATGAACCATTGGTTCCATTACTTCCACTTGTACCTGATGTTCCACTTGTACCATTGGTTCCGTTTGTGATTGGAACATTATTGATATAGAATGAACCTGATATGTTCACTTCAGTTAAACTCATTTGTAATGGACTATTATCTCCATCACCTGTTTGTATTGTTTGTAATGTATTTGTTAATCCTTGTGTACTATCAGTCATTTTTAATAGACCTTGAAAGGAACTTGATACATATTGATTTGTTAATTGACCCATGTTATATTAATATTTTTTGTTTATACTTTTCTCCATACTTTAGATATTGTGTTCCATAATTCTGCCAACTCATACCATTTCTTATTTTGTGTTACGAATGGTAATTCAGGAAGAACACATCTGTTATAATCAAATGGTTGTGTTAATTGTAAGTTCATTGTCCATCCTCCAAGTACCGTTTCAAACCTTTCCAAGAATGGTTCACACGTTGCGTTCCATATTGATTCATACTCACTCAAATACAATACCGTAAATATATCCTTACAAATTTCTAAACCATCGTTCATCACATCTCGTTGATTTGAATAGTCATCTTCAATTACATCTGTTATTATTACTTGAAAGTTATATATCATTTCATTCTGTGCAAGTGTTGCTTGACCTGGTACAATCCACATCCTCGTATATAATGGTTCTTTCTTGGTCTCAATGTCCATTGTTAATTGTGTAACATCACCAAATCCATAAGAGTTAATCTGTTCATGTGCTCTTGCTATCTCTTTTAAATCATCCAATATTAATTTGTAATTAACTTCATTCACCGATGTTGGTAATGTTAATCCTGATATTGGTAATACACAAGTATTATAATCAAACGGTTGTTCTATTGTGATGTTCAATGTCCATCCACCGAGTAATGTCTCATATCTTTCCAAGAATGGTTCAGCAGGACTATTCCATAATGGTTCATAATCTATACTGAATCCACCAAATGTTGCTGTATATGATTGATATAAAATGGTCCATACATCTTTAACCGTTTCCAATGTGTCAGACATAACATCTTCCTGATTGGATAGGTCAGCATTAATAATATCACATATAATAATAGAGAAATTATAGTCCAATCTATTCTGTGCTAATACAGTTTGACCTGGTACCACATACATTTTCATATATACAGGTTCCTGTTTGGTCTCTATATCCATTGTAAGTTGGGTAATATCACCATAACCAAAAGAATTAATCTGTGGGTTATAATAAGCTATACCACTTAAATCCTGAATAATCTGTTTGTAGTTCACCATATTAGTAAATATAAAAAAACCAAAAGCGTATTATGAATTACGAGCTTGTTTCATAATTCTTTCTTGCTCTTCATCGTAGTTTATTAAAAAGGATAGTTGGTTCAGAACTTCAACCACATTGGACTCATATACTATTTTGTGTTTTGTATAATCGTTTCCAGATAATCTATTGACGACAATGAACCATCCGTAGACTTTCTGAAAAGACCTTTCATTATCATCTTCCTCAAGGACCATACGAGCTTTATCTTCGTCCATGTTGATAATGTCTTGATCGAAGACAGCTGGAAATAACCTGAATATCTCTTTGCGTAGTTGATAAAAAAAAACTGAGCTGAAATGATATAGTTACAGTTTAGTTTGTTTTTGAATAGTTCTGCCCGTTTCTGCATGGACTTAATATCATATTTCTCAATATCAAAATCGTGTTCGGACCTTTCTTCTGTGATTGGTCTATACATTATTGCTGCAAGTATGTGTAACATATCTAATAACTCATCACTCTTTTTGGTACTGATTGTATCCAAGTCCATAAATTCAGCAAAGGTTAGGTCCCTCCAATTGGGAAAGAACCCATAATTTACCCCATCTAAAGTAAATCTATCCTTGAATTTGGGTGTCTTTAATGGTAATAAGTTCAATATCTCTAACGCCAAGTAGTGTACTTCCTGATAATCTGCTTCCATAACTTCATCAAATGGTACATCACATACCAAATTAAGTAGTTTAGCAGCAAAATAATCTTCCGTAAATAAATCTTTTATCTTATATATCTTAATATATTGTCCAATTGTTATTTCTTCAGGTAGTTTGTACTGCTTATCGTTCAATGTAAATTTAATCATAATCTATTTTTTTTCTTATTACTAATCTTGTAGTTACAACCACATGATTTAGTATTATTACTTGTAACATTCTGTATCAAAACCATCTTCTCATTACCACATTCACATTGGAATAGACCTGTCTTATAAAATCTATCACCGTATTTACTAAAACCTGTACGTTTGATTAATGTTAGTTTGTTTTGTTTGTCTCCTATATTCATATGTATAATATATACTTTTTTTTAGATAAATGAAATTGAATATTTACCTGTGTTCTTTTGGTTGGATACTTCAAATAACATCTTCATCATAACAGCATCACTTATATCGGGTGATGTTCCCAATATCTTTTTCATCTCATCCTTACTGTGAACACCAATCTTATTATCCTTATCTGTGTCCTTTAATCTTACACTTAATAATTCTTGTGTTAATGTGTCTATTGTATTTGGGTCCATAACATTAATACTAATTTTTCCCTCCTTAATCATCTCACTTAATTTAATGTAGCACTGACTTTTAAGGTTGGTATAGTTCTGTTTATGTAATGGACTACTATTGTTTATAAAGTTCTTCCCACGTATTTGGTCAGCAACACCTCCACCAACGCCATCACTATCTACCACAATGTTCTGTGGATGTATCCCGTATTTGTGTATTAGACCCTTTATTTCTTCACTTAAATCTGTTGTTGATAGTTTGGTATAGGTTAGTATTTCGGTGATGACATTACCTACCCAAATCACTATTACGGACCTATCTGAACCGAACCTTGCTACGTCCACACTCATATACTTCTTATCGTCCACATTTGGTGCTGACTTGAATATACTTGAACTGATTGTATCAAAATCAAATAAACTATCTTCTTCTGTTTCATAATTCCAATCACCAAGGTATAAACGTTTCATTTGTTTTGGTGGTAGGTTTCTTAATATCTCCAAATATTCAGGTGGTAGATTTTTATTATCTGTTGGTAGTGCTTGTACAAATATCTTATATGGTTCTAATGTTTGTTGTATATGTGGTGTATAAAATTCTGACTTTAACCAACTGTTGGTTGGGTTACAACTCATAAACAATTTTGGTGTTAGTTTATATTCATTAATCTTATATCTTAATAGTGAACGGACCACATCATACGCTTGTCTTGAAACCTGACTAATCTCATCAATGAAAGCAATGGTTACTTCTAATCCTCCCAATGAATCGTAGTTAGGGTCTGATGGATTATATTGAAGGTCTCTAAACACTATCTCA